GTCGTGTACGACATCTGCGCCGAGCGCTGGCCCTCCGGAACCCAACCCATCGCATCGAAACCCGAACCGATGAGCGCGGTTACCTGGCGCCAATTGGTCGCCGTGCCGGTTCCACCGCCGACGCGCGGGATGACGTTGCGGATCGGCGTCACGAATGGGTAGAGGTTTTTGGCGGGCGCCTGCAGATCGAAGGCGACGAGGCCGGTCGAGGTCGAAATCGTCTTCGCGATCTGGTCACTGGGCGAGCGCAACGCGCCCTTGACCAGATCGAGCGTGTCCAGTGTCGGGTTCATGTCGTTGATTTCCCTTCGTTCGGGCAGCAAAAAACCCGCCGAACGGCGGGTTGGGTAAGGGTCAAACTTAGGAGCGCTCAGCGCGTCGAAAACGGTCGTATCGGGTTGGCGTGCGCCGCTTTGATCAGCGCCAGCGTCCGCTCCTCATCGCTCATGCGGGCCAGCGCGACGACGACATCGTCCGAGGTGACGCCTGGGTAAAGACTGTCCTCGCGCTTGGAGACACCGCCAACGGTCCGCGCCACGGTCAGTGCCGGCATTGGCATCGCCTCCAGTTCGGCGACACGTTTTGTCAGCGCCTCGATGCGCGGCAGGATGTCGGCGGTGGGCGCCTTCACGATATCATCGGCGCGTGCCGCCTTATCGGGGAGCTCGGCATCCTCATCGGCGACAAACCCAACGCACCGCGCACCAGCGCGGCACAGCGCATCGTGGGCGTGCTTCAGATGGCCGAGCATGGTCCGAGAACCGTTTGCCGGCAAAGGCTTGCAGCAATCGCCGTCCGTCATAGCCTTCAGGCTGTCATGAACATGGTCGAGCGTCGCTTGGTTGGCGATCCCGTTCGACGCGGGGCCGGTCGCGGCCGGCGGACCGGCCGGGTCGATCTCCGCTTTCCACGCCGCGACGATGCGATCCCTGATTTGCTGAAGTTCACCCGCGCTATAAGGCTCGGCGTTTGACGGCATGTGAATAAATGCCCAGGCGGCGCGGATGTGCCGTTCGCTGTCGAGCGGGTAGCGCTTCTTGCCGTCCGCCTGGTAGCCGGGATCGGCGTAATCGATCTCATCCGGCACTCCCCCTCCGCCTTCGGCCTTCCAGCAATCGAACACCGCCTCGGGATTGGCCGGACGGTCGACGAGGCTGATCTCGGTGAGGCTTAGCGCGGTGATGACGTTGCGGTCGGCGGGCGCGCGCGCCTTGACCTTGCCGCCGACCGAGAACCCCTTGTAGACGCCGCTGGTCACCTTGTCCCAGGCACGCGGATCGACAATGCGGGCGCCGATATAAAGCCCCTTGTCATCGATCCCGGCCTCTTCGGCAACACCGACCGCCGACATCTGGTGCATCTCGCGGATATTGGCGAATTTCAGGTAGTCGCCGAGCGCCGCAGCGAGCGCGCCGCGGGTAATGGTCTCGCCCTGGTCGTCCTCCGCGTCGGTCGAGGCATAGCCCCAGACCATCCGCTGTTCGGCATCGACCTTGGCGATCGGAGCGTAAAAGCGCATCGCTGTTTCACCATGTTTGTTGGAAGAGGTCACGCGCTGCCACTCCGAGCAGCACGAGCGGTACGGCCAAGCAGCGCGCGCGCCTCGTTCACGGCGCAATGCTGCGCAACCAACGACCTTGCAGATCGCTAGCTTCAGTGGCGGAGCTTCCTAGCGCCTGCTACGGCAGTCACAGACGGCATAATCCCGGCGGTTGGTTCATCGGTCAGGATCGAGATCAGGATGCTGCTCGACGAGCCGGTTGGTCAACTCGAGAAACCGCTCGGGATCCTTCCACAACTCCCGATGCTGGCGATTGATGTCGTCGAGGGTGATCTTGTTGGTCATTATGGCGGTCATTTGTTCGTGGCTGACGCGGACGCCGTTGCGAGCGCTCCACCGCTTGTCGGGACAATAATTTATCAAATGAACTGGCCGAATTTTTTGATCTTCTCCTCCACCTCTTTTTCAACGTCGGGATGCTCCTGAAAGACCTGATCAAAGATTTGAGCGGACATCTCGGCTGACACCGCTCCGATGGCTTTCAGGTATTGTGCATACTCGTTTGGTTCGCAATGCTTCTTGAGCATTGGAATCAGGCTCTCAAGCAAAGAAAGACTATGATAACCGACAGAAACGACGTGCTTGGCCAACTCTTTGTCCACGTGACCTCTCCTCTATCCCGCCTGCATGCACTCATCGAGGCATCGTCGGAAGGCAAACTGGTTTAGATTGCTCCATCGATACGGTAGCGGCCGATCTAGAAGATACAAGCACTCCTCAATACATTTGCTTTTGCGATCGTTGCCACCGTTCGCCGCTTCATCTGATCCCCCACCACCGCCTTCGGTCGTCCATTGGCCGCCGTCCGAATTGCCAACCGGAATGCGCGGCTCGTCCGGGTTGTATTTGCGGAATGAGGTCGCTTCGCTTGCCTTTACGGCGTTCGGTATGGCGAGCGGCACGGCGCCCTGCGCGCCGTAGATCAATGGCTGTTCACCGCCGGGCACGGGATCAAGGCCCAGCAGCGAGCGCGCCTCGTTCACCGCGTAGATGCCGCCCCCGCACGTAGGTGTCGATGATCTTCGCCTGCTCCGTCGGATCGGCCGGGCGCAGGTCTCCCCAGGCGAATTCGAGATCGGCCTCCCCCATCACGTATTGGATCACGTGGTCGGCGAGCCGCTTGACCCAGCCCATCAGCGGCGCGAGCCCTTCGCCGGCCGCGGCGTCCTGCGCGGTCTCGGCCGTGGCGCGATTTATCTGCCGGATAAAGGCGGTCGGCGGCAGCGAAAACGCAAAGCACACGATCCGCGCCAGCCACTCGTCGAAATCGTCCTTGTAGGGCGCTTCCTTGAACGCCTGGTACTTTGTTTCCGACGGCCCCCACACCAGCCGCGTGCGCGAACCGGTATTGCCGGCGAGCACGCTGTCGAACCATTCCTGGAACTGGCGGATCTGTTCGACATTCCAGCCGTCCGGCGCGTTGAGCAGCCCGGGCGGAACATTGCCATCGGTAAAGTGCTGCAGCTGCATCACCTGCCGGCGCAGTGCGATGTTGATCGTCATCACGATCTGCTCGACAGGCCCGAAGCCGTAGGCCTTGTGCGGCCGCGGGTTGCGCGGCAGGTACAGCAGCTCGTCGCTGGTCAGCAGCTTCCACGGCCGGCCCTTGATGACCTGCTCATAGGCCGGCGCCGGCGGGCGCGGGCGGCGGCCGGTCTCGTCGACCAGCACCTTGATCGTCGCGCCGTCGATGACGTCGAGGCCGATCAGCGCCCCACCGCGATTGCGCCGCAATTCGATCGCCGGCGCGTCAAGCACCAGCAAATCTTCCAGCAACTCGCGCAGCCAGGTCGCGAATGGCCGCTCGCCATCGGGCCGACGCCAGAACGCGGCGACCGCGGCCGCCCGAGCCGCCGCCTCACGCGTGGCTGGCTTTCCACCCTTGACCCGGATCGACCAGTCGAGCCGTTCGACCTGATCCTTGCGCGTCTCGATCGCCAGCCGGGTAATGTCATGTGCGTCGGCCAGCCGCCGCAATTCCTCGAACGACACCGCCTCGTAGGAACGCGGCGAATAGATCGTGTTGACGCCGACCGGATAGTCCCACAGCCGCACCCGCTCTGCTTCGAGCGGCGCCAACGGATAGCCGGGTGAGAAGATGCCTTGGCCGGGCTGATAAACCTCGCGGAATTGCGTCTCCAACCCTTGCTGGCCCCAGGTGTAGGAGGGCGCCAGGCTGGTTTTCGAACCGCCGAGGCGGGTATCGACATCGGGCATAGGTTTTGTCCAATAAGGTTTTCTCGTCGCTCCCGCGCGGGCGGGAATCCATGAACGCGGGCCGCGCCAAGCTGAGTACCGGTGGTGTTCATGGGTTCCGGGTTCGGCCTTCGGCCGCCCCGGAATGACGAGCGGTTTAGAAGCTGCTCCAGGCCGACCGCTTCCAGGTATTGGGCGCGGTGCAGAAGTAAAGGTAGTCGCTGTCCGCTTCGATCTGACCCGTCTGGCAGGCGGCGCTCGACGAGGCGGGCGTGCCAGTCGCCGGCAACATGCCGTTGGCGGAAGCCGACGCTGGTGTCATCGACGCCACTCGAAAATTCGAACCATCGAATTCGAGCTTGAGGTACTCGTAGTTCTGCCCGTACAGCGACAGCGACGACTGCGCGCCGCGCGTCCCAGGCATCAGGATTTGTCCGCCGCTCGTCCCGTTGGCCTGGACGGTCAGCGACTTGCCGTTATCGGTCGCGAACCCCATCGACCATCCCGCGGTGATCGCCGTGGTCGATGGCAAGGTGACCGTCAGACTGGCGATCAGTGAGTTGTAGGACGAGATCACCGTTCCGCAATCGGCAAGCGTCGCGAGGTAACTGCTGACCGATGGGAAATTCCATTTCGGGGCGCATGCCGTTCCGGGAACGCCGAGCGATGCCGCCGTCGCGGGCGTCATCTGCATGACCCGAAAATTCGACCCGTCGAATTGCAGCACCGCCTCCTCGTAATCGCCGGCGGCCAGTTGCAGCGAGGTCATCGTCGCGCCGCTCCCAGGATAGAGGATTCGGGCACTGTCGCCCGAGGCGATCTGGATGGCGGCAAGCTTGCCGTTATCGTTGGCAATGGCGATCGTCCAGCCGGCATTGAGCGCGCTCGCCGCGGGGAGCGTGACGGTCAGATAGCCAAGCGGGCTGTTATAGGCCGAGATGACATTGCCGTTATCGGCGAGCGCGGCGCTATAGGCGCTTGCCGCCGGGAAGCTCCAGCGCGTCAGCGCGCCGCTGCCCGCCATACCCAGACGTTGGGCCGTGGCCGGCGTCACCTGTTCGACGCGGAAATTGCCGCTGCCGTCATATTGCAGCGTCAAATATTCGTACTGGTCTGCGGCGAGGGTCAGCGAGGTCTGACCCGAGGCGTTGACCAGCGGATAGAGAATATGGCCGCCGCTCGTCCCATTGACTTGAACCGTCAGGCTCTTGTCCTGGTCGGTGGCGAACCCCATCGACCAGCCGGAAGGCAGATCGGTCGTCGGCGGCAATGTCACCGTGAGGCCGGCGCTGGTGCTGTAGCTCGAGACAACATTGCCGTTGTCGCCAAGCTGCGCCGCATAGCCCGAACTCGACGGATAAAGCCAATTGCCGGGCCAATCCCGGCTCTGCAAGCCGTTGGTGGCAAGCGTGTTTCGTGTCCCGGCGGTAACGCGGAAATTCGTTCCGTCCGACTGCAGTTCGAGATACTCGTAATTGCCAGGCCCGAGCGTCACCGACGTCAGCGACTTGCCGCCCGACAATATCGCCCCCGACGGCGCCGAGACGGTCATGCCCTTGCCGTTGTCCGTGGCGAAGCCCATGCGCCAGCCGGCATTCACGGCATTGGGTGCCGGCAGCGTCACCGCCAGCGAGGCGCCCGGCGCGTTGTAGGACGAGATCGCCGTGCCGTCGTCGACACCGTTCGCGGTGTAGCTGGCAACGCTGGGAAATTGCCACGATGCCCAGCTCCCGCCGCCGACGACCGAGACTCCAGTCGATTGCGGCCCGCGATTGGTAACAAGCCCCGCATAGGTCGGGTTGATCAGGAGGTTGCGGGTGCTCGCCGTCGCGTTGACCGCGGTCGTGCAGTTGAAATACGGCGAGACGAAAGTGTTCTGCCCGTCATGGGGTGTCGTGACCGACAGGCAGTTCGGCGCCACCTCGAAATCGAAACCGAAAATCGTGTTGGCGAAGTCATAGCCGTTTTCCAACAGCATCGCTGCACCGCCCGTAGCAGCGGCAGAACCGGCACCGGAAATGCGCGAGAACTGCGTCTGTTCGAGCGCGATGCCGGCCGCGCCGCCCGCGCTGTCGGCCACGGCGTAAATGTCGCTGTTCAGGACGTAATTGAGCTGCAGCCCGCCGGCTGAAGACGACGTGCTGGCATTGTTGACGACGAGGTGATCGAGCTTGACGGCGTTTTGCGCGTCGGAAAAATCCGTCCTGCCGACAACGACGGCATAGCCGGGCGTGTTCGCCCGCACAAACAACGCGCCTTCTTCCTTGAAATAAAAACAATTGGCCGGGCTACCCGTTGTTCCGCCCGAACACTCGACCCGCAGCACCGGCCCAGATGCCACTGTCGTACCATCGATCGCCGCACCTTCCGAGATCAGCCGAAACCCGTTCGACGACTGGCCGGCATAATCGATCACCAGCCCGCTCGTTACCTTGTAGGTTCCGGCCGGGATATGCACGGGCCAGTTATGGGCGACCGCCGCATCGATCGTCGTCTGGATCGCGCTTGTATCGTCATGGCTGTCGTCGCCGACGGCACCGTTGCATCGGACATCGATCCAGGGCTGCCCTGAACATGCCAAGACGGCACCGCCCAGGGTCGCCGTGCCGGTGGTCGACAATGTCGAGAAGCTGCCCGGCGATTGCGCCAGCGCGCGCGGTGCCCAGACCGCGACAGGGACCAGAAATGCTGCGAGGACGGCTGCGTGCATGAGCTTCATGTTGATCACGTGCCCTTGGTTCTTGGTCGCTGTTTTCGTGTATGCCGTCCGTGTTCGCGGGTTCCGGTTCGCCATTTTGCATCGGCCGGCCCGGCAACTCTCAACGTGTCATTTCCGCGAAAAGCGGGAACCCATGATCACTGGTCTTCATCCAATCCTGTGAGGTCCGTGTTCATGGGTTCCTGGTTCATCGCTGTGCGATGCCCCGGAATGACAGGAAGGGTTACCACCGGCGGGCAGCGAAGGCTTGGCCGGTCGTCGCGCCGTAGAGGCTGACAGCGCCGCCCGGCTTGTAGCCCGGCGGCGTCGCGAACAACCCGCCATTGGCCGCGAGCTGAAGGCTCGCCCCGCCCGCCGAAGCCGTCCCCGTGTCGCAGAGCCACAGCGTCGCGGAGGAGTTGTTCTGTACCAGAAAGCCGTTAGCGGGCACGGTGCCGCCAAACAGTGTCTGCGCGCTGCCGCCGCTCGCGACCGTGCCGCTGCCGTCGCTAGCCGGTGTACCAGCGGTATTGATCACCGGCAAAGGGTTCGCCGGTCCGACTGGGCTCGCGATGCCCGACGCCACCGAGGCAGGCGCATGCACCGGCACCAAATTTCCCGCGCTATCGACCGCGGTCGACAGCGATTGCACCGTGGTATTCGCGTCTTTGACGAGCAACGTCATGATTTCTCATGCTCCTGTTGCGCGAGGTGGCGATACGCCTCGAAAACTCCCTCGCCGGCGATCGGCTGAATCAACAATTCGCTGAGCGCCCAGACCAGCGCATCCACCCGGTCGGGCGAATAGCCGGCCTTGGCGCGGTCGAAATCGTGGACGAAGCCGCACATCTGGTCTTCAAGCCGCGGCAAAGCGCCGACATGGTGAACCCGTCCCTGCTCGTAGAGCGCCGCCACCGGCTCGGCGCGGGCGACCTTGCCGCGTGATGCCCGCACCGCCGCGAAGGGCACGGTCGGATCGATCACGCGCAGCGTCGCCTCGACCATCTCGCCGCCATTGTTGACCTCGGCGACGATCCGGTCGGCGCCATGCGCGTGATACGCCGCGATCGCCGCCCGCGCCCACTGCGTCGGCGCGTAATGTTCCGACAGATCGGCGAGGACATAACCGTGCCCTGCATCGTCCTTGCCGGCGACGACAATCCCGGTTTCGTCCGAATGCTCGCCGGAGCCCGCGGCCGGGTCGATCGCCACGACAATCCGAGTAAGCTCGGGATGGGTTGCCACCCGCACGGCGTCGATCAGTCCGTGGCTCCACAGCGCGCCCGGCACGTCTTCCAGAATCTCAGCTTCAAGCTCCTGTCGGCCGAGCCGCGTGCCTTCGTAGCGCCGCACGATCTGTTCGAGAAACGCCGGCGCGAGGTTTGCCTCGTTCTCATAGGTCGTGCCGCGCGTCACCACCACCTTGGGGTCGGCGACCAGCGCCTTGATCAGCTTTGTCGGCCGCGGCGTCGTGGTGACCACGGCGCGCGGGTCAGTGCCAAGCCGCAGCCCGAACATCAGCATGTCCCAGGCCGCGGGGTAGCGCCAGGCCGCCAGTTCGTCGCACCAGGCGAAATCATGCTGCGGGCCGCGAAGACGCTCCGGTTCGTCGGCTGAATACGTCGTCGCGACCGCGCCGTTCGCCCAGGTCAGGCGGCGCTTCGACGGTTCGTATTCCGGACGATCCCAGGGCGGCGCGATTGCCAGCAGCCCGCTCTCGCCTTCGACCATCACGTCACGGGCGTCGGCCGCGGTCGGCGCCACCAGCGCGACATGGCGTGCGGTGCGCATTCCGACCCGGAGACGAACCAGTTCCGCTCCGGTCCGGGTCTTGCCAAACCCGCGTCCCGCGAGCAGCAGCCAGACGCGCCAGTCGCCCGGTGGCGGCTTCTGCTCGTCCCTCGCGCGACACTCCCACTCGTAGCGAAGCCAGCCCGCCTGCTTAGGAGCCAGGCTTTGGATCAGCGGATCCCTTAGCCATTTGGGCAGCGAGGCGATCCAAATCATGGATAAGCGCGTCGCGATGGTCTTTTCCGTCTTCACGCTCAGGCTCGTCCTCGTTGGTCGCGGCGATCGGCGGAGGCATCATGCCGAGATAGCGAGCGATCGCATCGAGCGCCGCCTTCTTGTCGTAGAGCTTGACCCGATAGGGCTTGCCCTCCTTGGCGCTCTCGACGATTTCCGCGATCGCCGCCACGTCATCGGGATCGAGTTCACCATCCGGCTTGAACTGCATGCCGGCATCGCTCCAGTGGACGATGTGACTGAGGTTCGCAAAGGCGATGCGGCGGTATTCCTCAAGCACGCGCTCGGGTGTGATGCCGAGCCGCGCGGCGCGTTCGGTCATCTCGGCGAGCGCGGTTTGCGCGGATTTGCGCCGCCGGCGCTCCTGCCAGCGCGACTTGATGCTCACTGCCGATGTCCAGATGGGGTGCGGCGGATCGGAGAGGCTTGTCGCCGCCCCAATTCCGCCAGGGTGAACGCTTTGTACTCTTTCGATCCGGATTTGTCAATTACAAAATTGCTAATTTGATAATTTACTGAAAGCGCGCCTCCAGCGCGCCCAATGCGGCGATGAGAATCCCCGATGCCGCCTCTTGGCTAACGCGGCGGCCCGCCCATCCCTGCTCTTGCGCCCATTCCTTGAGCGATCGTTCCCAACCGACGACGTGCCACAGGCACGAGCCGGCGGGCGAGGCGATGCCGCCAACCGCGCCGATCGCGCGCCAGACCGCCCCGCGCGCCGCCTCGACGCGCAGTCCCGGCACATGATCGCCGCGCCCCGTCGGCTTATCCCCGAGGCTCAGTCGCGAAATATCCAGTGCCCGCAGCGGGTCGAGTTGCGCGATGGCGAAGCGTCGTCGGAATTCTTCGCCAGCCTGCCGCATACGTGGTGTGATCGACCCCCGCCGCTCCATCATCATCAGCGTGTCGACTGCGCGATACGGCCGCGCCGGACGGCCCTCCGCATCGGCAATAATCGCGGGAACCAGCTCGACAACACCGTGCTGGAGCCGCTCCGCAGGAACGATGTCGTCATTCGATATGCGTTGGGGCTGGCGTCGGCGGTTCATTCTCCTAACTTCTGAACAATACGTGAACGACTTGAACGCGAAGAGTCGCGCGCGATCTTTTCCAAGCGGCGCAGAAATCGATCAGGCGGCATCCGCGACAGTCGTCCGCGTCGTCCACCGACAGCGCTTGCCAGCGCCTCGGCCTCGGTCACTCGCCGGCGTTCGGCCGCGCTGCCCTCGCTGATATGGCAGAGCACGTGATGTTCCGGGCAATAGGAGGAGCCCCCTCTTCGCGCTCCGCCACAAATCCCGCCCTGCTCAAGAATAAAGGCACAGCCTCCCTCATCCTCACCCTGATTGTTCCTGATCCCGAACCCACGCGCTGCCCCGCCATCCACGGCCCGCCCCCTCAGATATTGCCATTATCGCAATCGCGATATATCATCATCAAATGGCATGTCAATATGGCAATATTGCAAATGGACACGATCTGGTTTCACAACGCTCTTGAACAGGTCGGGCGCACGCAAGCCGACCTCGCGCGCCATCTCGGGCTGCCGCCCTCCGCGGTCTCGCGTCTGCTGCGCGGCGAGCGGCAACTAAAGCTGCTGGAAGCCGTGCAGATCGCGCAGTTTCTCGGCGTGCCGCAGGAGGAGGTGTCGCGGCACGCCGGCGAACCCGACACGCCGCCCGAGCCGGCGCGGCGCGGTCGTCCACCCCGCCAGTCCGTGGCGCTTCCGCTGCCGCCCGCCCAGCGCCAGGATACGATGCCGATCCGCAGCGGCGCGCGGGGCGGCGGCAACGACCGCGAGATGTTTCTGCAGGATGGGCCGATCGGCCGCACGCCGCGCCCGGCAAACCTTGTGGGGGTGCGCGACGCCTACGCGATCTACATGACCGGAGACTCGATGGAGCCCCGCTACGAGCAGGGTTGGCTGCTCCACGTCAATCCGGTGAAGCCGCCGATCCGCGGCCGCGACGTCGTCGTCTACAAGACGGACCAGACGGTCCTCATCAAGCAATTCCTCAGCCGGAACGACGACGAACTGGTGCTGCGCCAGTTTAACCCCGACGAAATCCTCCATATCCCCCGCGGGGACGTGGTCGAATGCCACCGCATCGTCGGGGTCGACCAGGAGGGCTAGAGCACGACCCCCTTCGGATTGAAGCGTTTCCAGTTGATCGCCTCCCCCGGGCTTGACCCGGGGGTCCACGTCTTCAAACGCCGGCTTCCGCGCAGAAAGACGTGGGTGGCCGGGTCAAGCCCGGCCAAGGGGACTAAACAGAGCCTATCCGTTCGACGGCGACGGTGCTGGGAAGCCGGTTTTTCATGTTGCTGTAAATGCGGCGCAAGCACCGCTTCATGATCGCCAGGTCTTCCGGCGCCAATCCCGCCGCCGCGTCGCCCGCGATTGCGCGGGCGCGCGGAATAAGTGTCGCGACCAGCGCCGCGCCAGCCGCCGAAAGCATCACGGTAACCTCGCGATTGCTGCTCGCCGAGCGGCTGCGCGCCAACAAACCCAACTGCGTAAGGCGCGTGACGATCCGCGACAAAGTCGACACATCAATGCTGGTCAGGCCAGCAAGGTCGACTTGGCGCTGCGCACCAGCGCTCGACAACACTGCCATCACCCGCCACATCGCGATGCTCAGCCCGTGCCGCGCCAGTGTCTCTGCGCCGAACTGCTCGGCAATAATGACGCCGACCCGATTGACGAGATACGGCAGGTAATCGTCGAGGTCGAGTTTTGCGTCTCTCACCGCAAGCCGATCCAGCTAGGGGTCAATGGCAACACACCATGTGTGTAGACGACGAAATTTGCATTTACAATAGATGCATTTTCAATTATTGAATTGGCAACTATGAGAAGCCGCAAGGCCGCCAACCGGATTAGAGGGAGGGACAATCGATGGATTTCGGCTATTTCACGCTCAGCGACAACCATTACGAGGGCAACACGCGCTCCTCGAACCAGTTCGTCGCCGACATCACCGCCGAGGCGCTTTATGCAGAAAAACTCGGTATGCATTCGGCGTGGATCGGCGAGCACCATTTCAATTCGTTAGGGGTGCTGTCCTGCCCCGAACTGGTGCTGACCCATATCGCGGCCAAGACGACGCGTATTCGGTTGGCGCCAGCGGTTACGGTGCTGCCGCTGCATCATCCGATCCGTGTCGCCGAGCAATGGGCAACGCTCGATCTTTTGTCCGGCGGGCGCGTCGATTTCGCCGCCGGCCGCGGCTATGACAAGCGCGAATATCTGCCGTTTCACGTGTCGTTCGAGGACAATCAAGGCATCTTTGAAGAGGGGTTGGAATTGGTGCGTCGCCTGTGGCAGGCGGAAGATCGCATCTCCCATCACGGCAAGCATTACTCGTTCGAGGATGTGCGGATCACACCAAAGCCGGTCCAACGCCCCATTCCTACCTATGTCGGCTCGTTCTCAAGACCCTCGATCGAGTTGGCGGCACGACTGGGCTGCGGCTTGATCGTTGCCCCGTTTGCCGCGGCGATGAGCTATG